ATATCGATGCGCCAGTGCCGGCGGGTGCTGATCCCGCAGAGACGGTCGCGGAGCGGATCCGCGCGGATCTGCTGGCTGATGTCGTCGCCAACAAGCGCGAACGCGGCTACCTGCAAAACGAGGTAACCGGTGGTGCCGTCGCGGTCATCGACGGCACCGCGACGCGGGTGAAGTTCTCGCCCCAGATGGACGCCTTAGCAGGGACGCCGGGGCTGCGGCTGCGCTTTCTGCATAGCCATCCGGGTGGTGCGTCCTTGTCGCTTGGCGACTTTGAGACCACGGACCTGGCCGGTATCACCAGTATCGAGGCGGTGGGCAGCGAAGGGTCGATCTATACTGGACGTGCGCGCTCGGCGGTATCGATCCTGCGGCGCCAACACCGCGCGGCGGTGCGGGCAGTCGACGCCGAACTTGCGGGCCCCCTGGGCCGCGGGCTCAGCGCGGCTGATCGCTACCTGGTGAAATGGCACGCGGTCAATAGTGGGCTACAGCGTGCCGGGCAGGTCGAGTACGCGGCGATCCTCAGCGTGCCGACCCGCTACCTGATGCAGCGCCATGCCACGCTGTTCGATGCCGCGGTCGACGCGGCGGCTAAGGCGAGCAAACAACCATGATGATCATCGATCCGCCCCCCTGTGAGTCGCCGGCCGCGATCCGCGCCTGGATTGCGGAACTGGAGTCCTGGCTCCGGCCCGATGAGGCGCCGGCGGCTGAGCTACTGTTTGACGAAGGGCCGGCACTGCTGGCCGGCGCGCCGACGCCGCCCCCGGCGCCGAGTGGAGCGGCGCCGGAGATTGTCGCCGCCATCGAGCAGGCGCGGGGGTGGCTGGCGGACGCGGAAAACGTGACGGACGGGGCGAATGCCCCGTCCGGCGCCGGGGCCTAGACGATGGCTGAAGGCGGGTTCACCGTCACGATCGATGACGCCGAGGTCCGGGCGGGCCTGGCGCGGGTGCTGGCGCAGTTGGGGAATATGGCGCCGGTGATGGAGGATATCGGGCGGGCGCTGGGGAACTTGACGGAGGATGCCTTCCAGGCGTCCGGGCCGGGGTGGGCGGCGCTGCGGCCGGTGACGGTGGCGCGGCGTGGGAGTGCGGGGCCGATTCTGCAGGTGTCGGGGGGGCTGGCGGGGAGTATCACCCATGGGGGGGATGCGACCAAGGCGTGGGTGGGCGCATCTAAGGTGTACGCGGCGGCGCAGCAGTTCGGTAACCCGGCCAATCGCTTCTACAACACCCCGCGCGGCGCCCCGGCGCCGATCCCGCCGCGGCCGTATCTGCCGATCCAGGACGGCGGGCTGCTGCCGGCGGCGCAGACCGAAGTGCTGGCGATCCTGACGCGGGCGTTGGAGTCGGCGGTCGGGTAGGGCCGTTGTCGTTGTCGTTGTCGTAATCGAGTTCGACAACGACCACGACAACGACCACGACAACGACAACGACAACGACCGCCCCCCCCGGACGGTGCACCAACACCGCCACCCGGAACCCCGTTTAAACCCCGTTTAAAAACGCTCAGGATCGATCGGCGGGGGTACCCCGGTACATCCGCCGCCCCCCCCTGCCCTCAACGCCTCAGAGAGGCTCCTAGCGCGGGCGGGTCCGCGGGGCGCTCCGCGGGGGTAATCCGCCCCGGGCCAAACAGGCTCGGAGATGGGGAAAATGGGGGCCATGCACACGTCTGTCTCCCCTTCCCTGACCCCTCCCGCGAGCGCCGCGGCGGCGCTGCATCTGGCGCGGGTTGGCTCCTTCACCGATATGCACGGGCAGGCGGTGGAGGTGACGGCGGACTTGCTGGCGCAGTTGGCAGCCTCCTATGACCCGGCGGTGCATCGCGCGCCGTTGGTGATCGGGCATCCGCAGACCAATAGCCCGGCGTTCGGCTGGCTGGAGCGCGTGACGGCGACCGACGCGGGGCTGTTCGGCACGCCGACGCAGGTCGATCCGGCCTTTGCGGCGGCGGTGCGCGATGCGCGCTATCCCAACCGTTCACTCTCCTTCTGGCCAGCCGGGCATCCCGGCTCGCCGGTGCCGGGGCAGCCGTATATCCGGCACCTGGGGGTGCTGGGCGCCACGGCGCCGGCGATCCCGGGGTTGCAGGGCGCTGACCTGGCGGCGATCCCGGACGGGGTGCTGAGCATCCCGTCATCTTTCATTCTTCCCCCTTCCTTTGCTGCGGAGCCTGAGCCGATGGCTGACCCCTCTGAAACTGTCGATCTGGCGGCGCGTATCGCGGCCGTTGATGAGCGCGAGCGCGCCAGTGCGGCCCAGGCCGCGGCGCTGGATAAGACCAAGGCGGACCTGGAGCGCCGCGCCCAGGACCTGGCTGCGCAGGAGGAGACGGCCCTGCGCACGACCCTGGCGGCCTTTGCCTCCCGGCTGGCCGATGAGGTGCGCATCCGCCCGGCCGATGTGCCGGCGCTCGCCGAGATCCTGCTGCGGCTGGGGCCGGGCGAGCCGGCGGTGTGCTTTGCCGCGCCGACGGCGCCGACCGAACCGGCCCATGGCGCGGTCTGGCTGCGCGGGTTCCTGAGCGCGCTGCCGCCGCTGGTGGAGCTGGCGGAGCGCGCGACCAAGGAGCGGGTGAAGGGCGCCCCGAGTGCGGCGGACGACGCCAAGGTCGCGCGCCGGGCGCAGGCCTTCAAGGCGGCGCAGGACGCGGCCGGCCATCCCATTTCCTTCGCCGCGGCGGTGGCCGCGGTGGAAGCCGACGAGGACCTGACCCATGTGGCGTAATCCGCTGCTCGACAAGACCTACACGGCGGGCGGGACGATCCTGCCTTACCGGCTGCTGAAGTTCGGCACCAGCGACACGTTGCTGATCCAGGCGACGGCCGCGACCGATGGCCTCCTGGGGCTGTCCGGCCAGGTTGGCGCGGCCAGCGGCGAGCCGGTGGATATCACGCTGGTTGGGGTGGGCGAGGTCACGCTGGGCGATACCGTGACCCGCGGGCAGCGCCTCACGGCCGACAGTGCGGGCCGGGGCATCCCGGCCGTGAGCGGCAACGTGGTCGGCGGCGTGGCGCTGAAGTCCGGCGTGGTCGGCGATGTGGTGCCGATGCTGTTGCACGCGGCCGGGGATGCCGACGGGGCGCCCTTGTACCAGGCGGACGTGACGATCGCGACCGCGGCCGTCTTGACCCTCAACGCGACCCCGGTGCAGTTGGTCGCGGCCCCCGGGGCCGGGCTGATCGTGGCGCCGGCGTTCTTCCAGGTGTTCCTGGACTACAACACGACCGCCTATGACGGCGTGGCGGCGGGTGAGGACCTGACCATCCGCTATACCAACGCGAGCGGTGCGCTGCTGGCGACGATCGAGACCGATCCGTTCCTGACCGCGACCGCCGACACCATGCGCATCGTGCTGCCGGTGACGACGGCGGCCCATTTGCCGGTGGCGAACGCGGCGCTGGTGCTGCACCTGAGTACGGGGGAGGTTGCGACCGGCAACTCGCCGCTCAAGGTGCGGACCTACTACCGCCTCCTGCCCTCGACCCTGTAACCCTGGCCTTCGGAGCCCATCATGCCTACTGCAGTCGCGGCCAATGGCCAGCCGTTTACCATCGTGCCGGCGCTCACGCGCATCGCGATGGCCGTCGTCAATCAGGATTACATCGCGGACCTGGTGTGTCCGCGGGTGGCGGTCGCCGGGGAGTTGTTCGAGTACACCCTGGTCACGACCAAGGACCTGTTCCAGACCCCCGATGACCTGATCGGGCGCACCGGCGCCGCCAATCAACTGGTGTTCAGCGCGTCCGATGCGACCGACCGGGTGGTGGACCGCGGGCTGGAGGCCCCGGTGCCGCTCAAGGACCTGGACACCGCGGCCGCGGCGAACCTGGCCGATCCGATGGGGATCGCGGCGGAGCAACTGACCCAGACCATGCTGCGGCTGCGCGAGCTGCGGGTGGCGGCGCTGCTGTTCGACGCGGCCAACTACGCCGCGTCGCTCAAGCTGACGCTGGATGGCTCGGCCGGTAAGTACCGCTGGGACGATGCCACCAACGGCTATCCCATCAATGCGATCGAGGATGCCATCGCCGGGATGATCGTGCGGCCCAACACCCTGACGCTGGGCGCGGCGGTGTGGCTGGCGCTCAAGCGCAACCCCCATACCATCGCGCGGCTGTACGGCTCCGCGTCGACGCGCGGCAGTGCGCTGGCGGCCGATGTGGCCAGCGAGTTGGGGATCGACCGGGTGTTGGTCGGCAACGCCTGGAAGGATACCGCGGCCAAGGGACAGGCCATGACCCAGGCCGCGGTGTGGGGCAACTATGCGGCGCTGACGCGCACCGGGAACCCGACCGCGGCGCAGATGGTGGAGCCGGTGTTTGCCATCACGGCGCAGTACGAGGGCCGGGTGGGCTCTACCTACTTCGACCCCAAGCGGGGCAAGAAGGGCGTGCAGGTGGTGAAGGTGACCGAGAGCGTCAAGGAACTGGTGTGCTGGCAGTCGGCCGGCTATCTGTTCACCACGCCCGTGACGCCGTAACCGCGGTGATGGGTACCACGGCAATCTTCCTGGGCCTGGCCATCGGCCTGGCCCTCCTTTCGATCCTACAGAGACTTTCGATCATGAATGACCAACTGACTGCCCTGACTACCGCGGTGACCGACATGGAGACCGTTGCCGACAGCGCGATCGTCCTGCTGAACGGCCTGAAGAGCGCCTTGGATGCCGCGATCGAGGCCGACGACCCGGCCGCCCTGGAGGCCCTGAGTGCCCGCCTGGGCGAGCAGAGCGCGGAACTGGCCGCGGCGCTGACGGCCAACACGCCGGCTGCTGCGCCGGTCGAGAACCCGGCCGAGTAAGAAAACGTGACGGACGGGGCGAATGCCCCGTCCGGCCGCGGGGTCCTCACTCCTCACTCCTCACGCCTCACTCCTCACGCCATGAGCTACACCACTGACCAAGACCTCCTGACCGTGATCGCTGAGCGCTCGCTGGTGCAGTTGTCGGCCGATGATCCGCAGGCGCTGGTGCCGGACTGGGCGGTGGTGGCGGAGGCGCGGGCCTATGCCGATGGCCAGGTGGACACGCGGCTCCGGAAGCGCTACCCGCTGCCGCTGGCGGCGGTGCCGCGCGAGGTCAAGGACTGGGCGTTGGCGCTGGCGCGCTACTGGCTCTACAGCCGCCGCCCGGACGGGCAGGAGTTGCCGCCGGCGGTGCAGGCGGCGGCCAAGGAGGCGTTCACGGCGCTGGATGCGGTGCGCGACGGCAAGATGGACCTGGCCATCCCGGGGGCGGACGCGGGCGCGGAGACGCCGGTGCCGGAGTCCGGGCGGGTGCTGGTAAAGGCGCCGCAACGGCTCTTTAACCTGGATTTATTCTCGCGTTACCCGCGGCCCTGATGGCGGACACGCTGGCTCTGATCGACGCCGCGCTGACCCACCTGGGCGCGGCCCTGCCGGAACTGGCGGTGGAGTTGTTTCCGGGCAAGCCGGGCGAGTATCGGCTGAACCATCCGCTGGGTGCCTTGCTGCTGGGCTACGCCAGTTCGACCCACGGGCCGGCGCGGCCGTTGGGGATGGTGGTGCAGGAGCGCACCCTGCGCCTGACGGTGACGCTGGTGACGCGCCAGTTGTGGGGGCGCGATGGGGCGGTGGCCTATCTGGACCGGCTGCGCGCGGCCCTGGTGGGCTGGGCGGCACCGGATGCGCTGGGCGGGATGACGGCGGCCGGGGAGCGCTTTCTGTCGGCGGAGGCGGGCCTGTGGTGGTACGCATCCGAGTTCGAGACCACCACCCTGACGATCGAGGAGCGGGCGCCGGACACCGGGCCGACCTTGACCCATCTGACGCTGTTGGACCCCTTTACCACGCGCTGCGAGATTGTCTCGGCGGACGGCGCGATCACTGAGGAGCACTTCGACCCATGAGTCGTTTCATCTATGAGGGGCCGGTGTCGAGTGTGACGCTGCGCCAGGCGGACGGCACCGAGGCGGAGGTCGCGCTGCATCCGGGGCGGGCGGTCGACCTGCCGGCGGACCATGAGTATGTGCGCACGCTGGTGGCGCGGGGCTTCCTGGGGCCGGTGGTGCTGCCGGTGCCGGACCCGGACCCGGCCCCGGACGCGGCGCCGAAACGCCCGAGCAAGGCGAAGACCGACGGGGGTGAGCTGTGAGCGCGAATTTCCTGCATGGGGTGGAGACCATTGAACTGTCGATCGGCCCGCGGCCGATCCAGGGCGTGAAGACGGCGGTGATCGGGTTGGTCGGCACGGCGCCGATGCTCGATGTGGCCGCGGCGGACCGCTCGCTCAACGGCATCCAGTTGGTGCTGAACGACGTGGACGCGCGGCGCTATTTCGGCACCGAGCGCACCGGCTTTACCATCCCGCAGGCGCTCGATGCCATCTTCGATCAGGGCAACGGGCCGATCGTGGTGGTGGTGAACGTGCTGGAGCCGGGGGTGGATGTCACGGCGGTCAGCAACGAACTGCTGGTGGTCAACGCGACCACGCTGACCGCGGTGCTGTCCAAGCCGCAGGTGTCGGACCTGGTGGTGACGGATGCGACCGGGACCATTACCCGCCGGGGGGCGGCGGTGGCGGCGGGCGGGACCCTGACCAGTACCGGGGTGGCACTGACCAACGCTGATACAGTGACGCTGGCCGGGCGGACCTACACCTTCAAGACGACGCTGACGACGGCGGCCGATGAGGTCCTGATCGGGGCCTCGGCGGCGGTGTCGCTCAGTAACCTGAAGGCTGCGATCAACGGCCTGTCCGGGGCCGGGGCGACCTACAGTGCGGCCACGCTGCCCCATGCGACGGTGACCGCCGGGACGCTCACCAGTACCACGCTGGCGGTGGCCGCCCAGACGGGCGGGACGGCGGGCAATGCGCTGGGCACCACCAAGGTGGCGGCGACGCTCTCCTGGGCGGCGGCGACACTGACCGGGGGCCTGGCGCAGGACTACAGCCTGAACGCGGCCGATGGGGTGATCACGAAGGTGAGCGCGGGCGGGCTGGTGACGGGGGACAAGGCGTCCTTCAACTGGCTGGACCCGTCCAAGGCGCTGACGGCGGATATCGTGGGCGGGGTGGATGGCGCGAGCAACCGCATCGGCGCCCAGGCGTGGCTGGACTGCTACAACCTGCTGGGGTTCTATCCGAAGATTCTGATCGCGCCGGGCTTCTGTACCGCGGCGGCGGTGGCGACCGAGCTGTCGGTGCTGGCGACCAAGCTGCGGGCCATCGCCCTGGTGGACGCGCCGATCGGCACCACGCTGGCGCAGGCGATGGCGGGGCGCGGGCCGAGCGGGGCGATCAACTTCAACTTCAGTTCCGAGCGGCTGGTGCTGTGCTACCCGCATGTGAAGAAGTACGACCCGGCGACCGATGCGACGGTGCTGCGGCCGCTGAGCCCCTTCCTGGCCGGGCGCATGGGTGCGACCGATCAGGAGAAGGGCTACTGGTGGTCGGCGTCGAACCAGGAAATCCTGGGCATCACGGGCGTGGAGACGCGCCTGACCTCGATGATCAACGACCCCACCAGCGAGACCAACCTGCTCAACGGGGCGGGCATCCTGACGCTGTTCAACAGCTACGGGACCGGCATCCGCACCTGGGGCAACCGCTCGGCGGCCTGGCCGTCGGTGACGCATCCGAAGAACTTCATCAACATCCGGCGCACCGCGGACGTGATCCACGAGAGCATCGAGTACGCGATGTTGCAGTTCCTGGATCAGCCGATCACGGATGCCTTGATCGATGCGATCAGCGAGTCGGTCAACATGTTCCTGCGCACGCTGGTGGGCCGCGGGGCCTTGATCGACGGGCGCTGTTTCTGGGACAAGGCCAAGAACCCCTACACCGAGATCGCCCTGGGGCACCTGACCTTCGATGTCACCTTCATGCCGCCGCCGCCGTTGGAGCGGATTACCTTTGAGTCGTTTATCGACATCAAGATGCTGCAATCCTTGACCGGCGTGGTGGGAGCGTAACGTGGCCAACATCGACATCAAGCGCGTCACCAACGCGAACGTCTACCTGGACGGGACCTCCTTCCTGGGGCGGGCGGAGGAGGTGGAACTGCCCAACATCAAGCACAAGTTTGCCGAGCACAAGGCGCTCGGGATGGTGGGCACGATCGAGGCGTGGAGCGGCATCGAGAAGATGGAGGCCAAGTTCAAGTGGTCCTCCTTCTACCGCGAGGTCTTGCTGAAGGCGGCCGATCCGTTCAAGGCGGTGAGCGTGCAGGTGCGCGCGAGCCTGGAGACCTACACCAGCGCGGGGCGGGTGAGCGAGGTGCCGCTGGTGGTGTTCCTGACCGGGCAGTTCGACAGCATTCCGGCCGGGAGCTACAAGCAGCATGACAACGTGGAGCTGTCCAACGGGATGACGGTGAGCTACTGCAAGGTGGTGGTGGATGGGGCGGAGGTGGTCGAGTTCGATGCGTTCAGCAACATTTATCGCGTCGGCGGCAAGGACGTGCTGAGCACGTACCGGGCGAATATTGGGGGCTGATGATGACGCACGACACGATCGAACTGGCCGAGCCGCTGCTGTGTGCAGACGGCCGCGCCCTGACCACCCTGACCATGCGCCCGCCGCGGGTCAAGGACCTGAAGGCGGCGCAGCGGGTCAGCGAGGTGCCTGCCGAGCAGGAACTGGCGCTGCTGGGGCGCCTGGTGGGGGTGGTGCCGGAGGACCTGGAGGAGTTGCTGCTGGCGGACTATGCGCGCTTGCAGGAGCGATTTCGGCTCGCGGTGGCTCCTGGCGGCGGACCTGTGGGCGGCGGCGGGGTTGTTGGCGCGGTGGTTCCGGTTCCAGCCATCGGAGATCGACCGGCTGACGCTCGATGACCTGCGCACCTGGTGCGAGGTGGCGGGGCGGCAGATGCCGCCGGCGGGCGGCGGGGGTTAGCCGCCGTTGACCCATCTGCGCCAGCCGCGGCCGAACTGCCCGAGCAGTTCAAAGACCCAGGCGGCGAGGCCGAGACAGACGGCAAGGAAGAGGACCAGCAGGCTGACGAAGATGACGATGCCCCAGGCGTCGCCGGTGCTGGTGGCGGTGGGCAGGTAGGTGATCAGTAACCCGAGCCAGACGCCGAGCAGGCCGATGGGGATGATGAGCCGGAGCATGGTGGCCTCTTATGTCTGGAATGATGACGCTCGGAATCATACTCTCCGCGACCGATCTGGCCAGCGGGGTGTTGAAGCAGACGCAATCGAGCCTCGACGAACTGGCGGGGTCGCTGGCGCAGTTCGGCACCGCGAGCCTGGCGCTGGGGGCCGGGTTGACGGCGGCGCTGCGCCCGCCGGTGCTGGCCTATGCCGACCTGGACGAGGCGGCGACGCAACTGCGCGTGACCTTGATGGGGGCCAACGGGGAGGTGGCGCAGAGCTATGGCGCGCTGAGCGCGATGGCGTCCGAGATGGGCAACCGGCTGCCGGGCACCACGGCGGACTTCTACGCGATGACCACCATGCTGCTGCGC